ATGGCTGGTTTTTATCGAACCAATTTGGGAAGAGTCGCGCTTCAACAACGTAATATTGCTTTAAATGCCAAACAAAGACGTTTACTTCTATTAATTGATCATGAAGATTTTCAAACTCTCAATACCGAGTTTAAAAAACGCATTGCTCCACCAGAACTCATTCAACAACTTATTGACTTAAAGCTTATTGCCCCTATTAGCGAAAACGATTCAGAATTTGCTGAACAAATACCTCTCTCAGAATCACCTACCACGAGTTTAGAAGTAAAAGCGCAACAAAAAAGCACCATAGATGAAAATGAAAGTGCCGATTTGACTGGAGAAATTAAAGTTTCTCTAGAACCATCATGCCATTCTTCAAATATTGAAAATACTCAGCCACCAATTCCTGTTCAACAACTTACTTTTGAAGAAATACAACTATTAATGAAACAAAGCTTAAGCCAATACTGTGGGCTTATGGCCAAACCACTTATTCAAAAAATAGAACAAATTAAAAATCTTCAAGAACTAAAAATGTGCCAAATGCAATGGATTACCAGTTTGCAAGAGTCAAGGATTCCCCCTCATGAGCTGGCACATACGCTTCACTCTATTAATTATTCAATTCAGCTCATTCAGCAAAAGAACTAAAACATAACAAGCTGCTGTTTAATTAAGCATTAAATTCACTTGGTACGTATTTCGTGCTTTACCTGCAAGTGTTTTTTTCCTATGATGTGCCCCACACACGCGCTCGTAGCTCAGTTGGATAGAGTACAGGTTTCCGAAGCCTGGGGTCGTGGGTTCGATCCCCGCCGAGCGCACCATTACATTTTATAAAATCAATAACTTAGATATATTTTGGCGCATATTTGGCGTAATGCCTGATTTATCCACAGGTTTAGAGGTAATTTTGCTTCTTATCAAAGGTCCATCTTTTGCCATTATAAGTCACAGTTCCATCCAAATTAATCGGCAACTCTTTTAATGAGTAGTCATAGATTTTAAGAACATTCCCATTCTTATCTAAATCAGCTGGTAAATTACAAGTATTCTCCATCCTGCCCGCTTCCGAAACCATGATCATGACTTGCATCATAAAGCCCTTACACAAATCGAGACATTCACATTACTATTAATAGTGTGAGCTGTGCAACCGGAGAAGAGGAGGCACAGCAATGTGATAATTGATGCAACTTTAGTGCGCTTACACATATAAGTTACTTCTTTAAAAAGAGTGCTCGTTCTGCTTCTCGGCGACGAACTAGACCTTTCAAAACTTTTCCGCCTGCCTTATTCCAGACAAGGAATTGATCAGCAGCGCCTTGATAGTCACCTTTATTCAGTTTTTTTAATAAGGTTGAATTATTAAAAGCACCTGAGCCAATGTTGTAAGTCAGTGAAACCAAAGCATCAAACTGGTTTTGACTTAAAGGCACTATCACAGATTCATTTACTGTTTTTTCAAATTTGGCCAAGTCGTGTTTAAAGTAAGCTTTAGCTTGTTCAGGTGTGCAAGTATCACCTTGCTTAACCTTCACACCATTTGGATAAACTGTAGTGCCAGTTCCAATAGTCCAGATACCCACACCATCATCATAAGCTTTAAAGCGCGTATCTTCGAAGCCTGAAATTAGTTCCACTCCAACATCACTTGTCGTTTTCCCACTTGGTGCAAGTTTTTCGACCACTTTATTTAAATCATCTACTTGTGCTTGCGTTAGTTTACCACCTGCAATGACACGGGCGGCGTCGAAGAATGGTTTAGTTGTCATTGGATTCACCTTTCTTTTTCTCTAATTCAGAGCTACCAAAATAAAAGCCACATGCAGTTGTCATAGCCCCAGCAATGAAGCCCAATGCCGTATTAATCAGATTGCTATTTTCTCGTGGCATATCCACAAAAAATAAAGCAATCACTAGAACAAACATTAATCCCACCAATGCGAAAGCTAGATAAGCTCGGGTATTTTCACTGTTCATCGTCCTGCTTCCTCTAACCGTGATACTTTTTCTTTAATTAAAGATTGATCTTGGCTTAATTGAATAATTGAAGATCCAACCCACGCACACAATGAAAATACGATTCCTGCAAAGATGCCAAGCAGTACACGCAATACAGAAAGACCACCATCTTGCGCTGCTGTGCGGTTTTCTAAATTGGCGACTTTGATATCCAATGTATCGATATCCTTTTTGTTCTGTTCGCTAGTCTCTTTGTGCGCTTCATTAATGAAAGTCAGTCGAGTAACATGATCTGACAACATGCGAATATCACTCTGAATGGAGTCGATTTTCTTTTCAAATCTCAACCCGTATGATTCATTTTCAGTCATGCCTTCCCCCTTTCGTTTAGGCAATAAAAAAGCACCCAATTTAGGGTGCTATCTAAGAAATTTCTAAATTAAAAATTTACTGCTTCAATTTCTTCATATGTCAAAGCAGTTTCAATTTTCTGTCGTGCAATACGCCCTCTTTCATGAATGTTATTAATGTGCACTGCAAGTGATGTTTTTAAGTCAATCAATTGATCAGGACTAAGATTAACAACTGAATTGTCTTTTAAAGTCCACTCAACTGATACACCTAGCAAAGCTGCAGTAGCGATTCTTAGTTGAGAATTAGAGTCTGAATCATAAAGCTTATTTTCAAACTCAAATCCGCCAAACTCATACTGATCCCGAATCTGCTTGATTTGCTCCCATTTATGCCTTTTTGCATCTTCTAAAGTTCGATTATCGACCCACTTCTTAGTTTCATAATCGAAGATATGATATGGCGATGGCTGAGTGGGAATATTTATCCACTTTCCTTCTTGAAAAAACATATTTGGACAAGGAGGATCATCTAAAGCGATACATCCCTCAGGAGTATTCAGCTTGATCATCTCTTCATTACCAAAAATATGTCCAATAACTTCACCATTCTTTGAAACTAATACCGTCACTTTTTAAGCTCCAATGTTGATAAAGATGACATGGTGATTATTGAAGGCGTTTCAGCAAAGCCACCTTGAGCTACAAATGAACCATAATAAATATTGGAGTATTTTGTGATATATGCCAGCTGAAGCACTATAGTTTTTGTACCAGTGGATGCAGGTAAGATATAAACTGGCGTTGCTGTAACCCCGATAAAGCGGATTGTACTATTCCCATCATAAAATGTTGGGTAAATTTCCTGAGTGTATGCAACAGTACCATTTACTAATACCCGACAAGCCAATGTCACACATTTCAAAATGTCGTAGGAGGATGGATATTGTGTGATCCTGACCTTACAGTCAAACACAAACGATCCATCAATCCTTAGCTTGCCTCCTTGGGTTTCTACATTAAGAGTCACTAGGTCTTGTGTATAGGCAACCGAACCCGCCATTGAATTAGAAACAGCGAAATAAAATTTACGCTCTGTTTGATTAATTACCCCGGAAGGGACAGTAACGGCTTCATCTTGAATTTTTAAAGTATCTACTGCTCCGTTTTTAATGTGAGCATTATCAACTTCAATATCACCCAAATCTGCACTAATAGCACTTAGGCTTGTAGCGTAGATTTTGTCAGCAGTGATGTAACCAATTGACGCATTATCAATGAACAAACCACGCGGAATAACAGTGCCATTAGGCAGAGTCACAGGCGTATTCTGTAATGTCATTAATGGCTTTGGCTCAATACCATCTATACCCACCGGAGTACCAAATTGAATGCAGTCATAGTTAAAAATGAAAGTAGAAGTCGTACCATCATTCATTGAACCATGACCTGAAACATGGCCATTTACATCGAACTTAGTAAACTGCTGAGCATAGATGCCATTAACTGATTGGCTGACATCCTGAATTGATGCGGTGTTTTGACCTACGGTTGTTTGCAAGGTTGTTGTTGCTTGCACGTTTGCAGAAACAGCATCAGCATTCGCTTTGATTTGTTGCTTGTATAAAGCATCGTTTTCTTTAATCGTTGCAACAACTTGATCTGTACGTTTAGATTGAGCCAAATCGCCTTCAATACGTGCAGATTGCTCTGACCATACGCCTGCATAACCTCCTTCATTTCCGATTAGGTCAGATTCTGACCCGATCAACGGAGGATTGATTTGCGCGTAAACTCCATCAATCCTTGTAGTTTGGGCAATAACTTTGTCATCTACATTCTCAATATCAGACTTAACTTGCGTCAATTGTCCCGTTGAAGCTTTATCGTCAAGCTCAAGATTAATGGAATCAATCGCTTCGGCATTTGCAGCTGACTGATCAACTGCAATTTGTGCAGATTGGCGTACAGTTGCAAGAGCGCTATCATTGCTTGCAATATAAGTATCAATCTTTTGAACTGTTACTTTATCGCCCTCAATTCGAGCTTGAACTTCTTGCTGTGCGTAAGCACGTAAATCATTAACTTCAACAACTGTCGTATCAATACGCTTACTAAGTGCTAAATCCCCTTCGATCATTGCTGATTGAACAGACCATGTGCCTGCAAAGCCTTGATCATTACCGATCAAATCTGATTCAGAGCCTATCAATGGCGGATTTAACTGTGCATATACACCGTCCGTTTTTTCAGCTACAAGTGAAAGATCATTCGCAACAACTTGAATGTCTTGCTGAACTGCTGCAATACCATCTTCACTTGACTGTTTAACAGTATTTACAACTTCAAGAACACCTTCATCACCATCAATAATTTGCTGTGTTAAACCATCTTTTGCTTGCTGAATAGCGTTCTGACGGTCAATGACTTCTTGTGCAATCCGATCTTTCGTATTTTGAATATCTTGCTTAATTGGTCCAATTTCAGCATCAATAGCCTCAATTTGATCAATCTTAGTTTTTAAATCCTGACTAAGTTGAGTTTCACTGATTTGATCATTCAAGAGCTCAAGAACATCTGTTGCATCTGCAGAAGTTGTCGCATGAGTCCAGTCTGACCATGGCCCAATATTCCCGATCCGGTCAATCAAACGGCCACGATAAAATTGAGTTAAATTTGGCTGCAAACCTTGGAGAGTGTGAGTCGTTGTAGGATACGCAAATAAGCCTAATTGGGCGATGTTACTTGTGCCATCTGGCGATACTTCAATTTCAGTATAAGCCGTATCAAGCGCACCTGTGGCTGGGAAGCCCCAGTTAAGTTTTATACCGAACAAAATCCCTGTCGCTTTTATGAATGCTAAAGCAGGCGGCAAACCTTGTTTTCCAGAAAGTTCCGTCAATACTGAATAAACTGGTAAAGAAGCAATCTCAAAAGCTGAAATCGCTGTAACACGTGCTTGATATTGACCCGCATAAATACCTGGTACTTCGACTGAGTTATTGCCGGTTACGGGCAGCTTAATCCAACTACCATCATCTTTACGCCACTCAACTTGATATTTAACGGCTCCTTTAGCCTGCGACCAGGACACAATCATTGTCGCCACATTGATACCCTGATCAATACGGCTTTCACTAGTAATTACGACATCAGTTACAGGATCCTGAATTGTTGGGTTCACAATCGAAATCGGAACCTCATCAAAATAAGCGCCCTTATCGATTGCATCAAACTTAGCTGTATTATATTGAAGCGCTGTTACTGAAAATTGATGACTTTCATCTTGAGTAATCGAGATCACTCGAAACTTCATTGTTGCTAAATCTTGGGCATCAATCACCCAGACGTTTTGTGCTGCAATCGCATCAAACTCATGAGTAACTGTAACCACTCGACCAGAGATCGATTGAACAATTCGAGTTTGAGCTTTGCCATCCTCGCCATTAATAATCAATCGGTCACCAGCAACTGCTACAACGTCGTCACGATCTAGCGTAATGCTTTTACGATCTGCTGATATTTTAGATACACGTCCACCGTTTGCTCGACCAGCAAACAATGGATCTGCAATATCAATAACTCTTCCCGGTTGCGGAATATGGCCATCCAAACCAACTTTAAAACTCACCGTACGAGTTTCTAATTGCTCAGACTTTAATGCCCACCAGCCTGCTCTCTGCGCTTGTCCACGCGACGTGCATCCCCAAGCATCAATTTCTAAAATACGAACTTGACCTGCTTCAGCAATTGCTTTCTCATCACGAACAAACTCATACTCGGTTTTGTAGTGATTAGCCGGGTTATCCCACGCAATTTTTACAACATTATGGCGATCACGTGCACGAGTACCTGCATACTCAAAATTGCCATCAATGACATTGGCACGTGTATAAGTGAAATACGTATCTTGGGGAATATCCGCATCACAAATAATGCTATTGCCATCCCAAAATGTGATGGCACGAAATACACCAGCTAACTTAGTTAAAATCTCAAATGCACCTTCTGCGCTCTGAAGATAAACGTTACAAGTAAAGCGTGGTTCTTCTCCACCTAAGCCATCTGGTACCAGCTCATCACAATATTGAGCTAAGCGATATAAAGACCACTTATCAACCATAAGTGGAGTTAAGCGGTCACCCAGCGCATAGCGATCAACTGTACAGATGTCGTAATAGATCCATGCCGGGTTATTGGAATAAGCCTCTTTAAACGTGCCATCCCACATTCCAACATACTGTCGTGTAACCGGATTATAATTTGTAGGGACTTTTAGGATTCTCCCCTTCGCATCCATTGCAACTTTAGCAACGTTTCCAAAAGTCTCAGCATCGTATTGAAGGCCCAATAATGCTGTGTTTGGGTAACGTAATTTCGCATCGATCACTTCTGTTACAGCTGCAATATACATCTTGTCGCTGATATATTCAGAAGTTGTATTGGGTGTAAGTCTACGAACACGAACAAGCCAGCCAGAGTCTGCACGAGGCAAATCAATCCGATGAGCACGTTCATAATTTGCAGATGTTTTATCTGAAATTTTGGTTTTTAGTACTTCAGTCCAGACACCACCATCAATCTGTAAATCAATTGCGTATTCGATTGTTACGCCAGATACGTCACCATTTGTAGCGTTCTGAGTACGTAAAGGTCCCCATTTTAAGCGCAGACGAACTGCGTCAAGATCAAGATTACTAAAAGCTCGAACCCACGGCGTTTCAGACTTTAACTCCACATCGATGGCAGTTTCACTTTCTACTGCAGGAAAACCCTCAATGTATTCCTGATCATTAGTACCATTTCTAAAATCAACTTTTACATTTTCAAAGTTAAGACTTCCGTCTGCATTCTGAAGTGGAGTTTCTTCTAAATAAATTGACTGAAGCCCATTAGCTAAACCTTCAATCTCGCCTTCAGCTAAACCATATAGAACCTTGATAAATGTTTTCGATTGAGCAGAATCTGGTGAAATGACAGGTTGCCGTTGTTTTTTACTGCCTTTTTTTGCGCCTACTACTGCATTCATAAGAAATCTCACGCAATAAAAAAGGCGCTAGAAAGCGCCTGTTAAATAATTAAAAATTACATCTGATCTTCAGGATATTGACCAGCACTGATAATGAAGCCACCAATTTCACGTTGGCCATATAAAATTGGTACCGGGTTGCCCTGAGCAACTGTAGTTACTGCACCGCCAAAGCCCTTATTTGCTCTATTGCCGTCTTGGTTTTGATCTTGAGTCGTATCAACCTTTGGCATAAGCATCATGGCCACCCCACCAAGCATCATTCCAATACCTGAGCCAATCAATGCAGCACCGAGTGGTGCTCCACCGCCCAATGTGCCTTCAGTTACTAAAACCCCCACCACGACCATCACAGCACCCAATACAGTCTGTAATATTCCATTACCGCCTGCACCAACTACACGTGGAACAATATGAATAATCTCAGCTTCAGTATTCATATCAAGCTGTTCTTCACCGATATTGTCACCAGTGATTAGGCGCTTAGTTTCATGATCGTAAATGGCTGGGCGTTTCTTGCCTCGTTTATTACTTGAGTTCTTTCTTTTTAAAAACACGGCAAAGCGTAGGCCCTGCTCATGTGCATGCAACATAAAATGCTCAAAGCCAGCGATCTGAACAGATAATGCACGCATGGCTTCACGTGTATTTGCGACATCGAGCTTAAATTCACGACCGAACTTTTGCCCCAAGATGCCGTACAACTTAATTGTTTTTAACATCTCTATGCCTCAAGATTTTTACCGTGCGATCTTTCCACTGTTGGCCATAAATTTCGCGTACTGACTTTCTGTTATACGGATGATGAAGGATTAAACTTGAACCGATGCAATGCTCAGTTTGTTCCGATTTAAGCTGCCCATTATTACCCAACCATATAACTGCATGATTTGGATGTTCTGTACGTCCAACCCGACAAACCAACATATCGCCATATTCTGGTTTACCAACTTCAAAGAAACCTGCTTTTTCGTAATTTTCAAGGTAAAGTGATGGATGGTCTTTATCTTCCCACCATGCATCATCCCGCTTAAAATCCATAAGCTCTATACCTAATTCACGACTATAAAAATCACGTACAAGCGCATAGCAATCTTGCCAGCCATGAAAATAATTACGCCCCACTAAGGGGGCGCGATAACCACAAGGCTCGTAGACTTGAAAATCAAGATCCGGATACGAACAAATTACCCACGGCTTTTGATGTAATTCAATTTGAATTAAGTCTAGTTCTGAGGCTCTTGTAGTTCCGTCAGGGTGTGAATGCACATACGCTAATATCTCGCCCTGGTCTTCTGCTATAGCTAAATCTTCTGGATGGATTTCGAATTGATCAGAGTTTTTAGAAATATTGCGACAAGGGATATATTCCTTGTCTACAATTACCCCACAGCATTCACGCGGGTAGCATTCATCTGCATGCGCCATAATCGCTTTTTTAATTTTTGCTGTAAGTTTCATAAAACCTCACAATAAACTTGAAGCCGGGAAACCACCAAATGGCAGCGGTTTATTTTCACCGAAGCGCAAGCGACAAGAACGTAAACGTCCACCGCATCGATCAAGTGCCGGATTATCTGTTGGCTCATCTTTATCAGTGAACATTGCAACACCTGTGTAACCACATTCTTCGCCCCGATACTTCCCGACCATACACCAATGACAAAGTGAAGTAATTTGTCGAACTGGGATTTTCAAACCTTCAAAATCAATTGGATTAGACAGCTCAAAAGTTACCTGTTGGGCGTTTTCAGATGTCTTTTGCTCGATGTACCAGATCTGCTCTTTTGATTCATTCGATGCCGTTGGATTGCCTGCTGTGAAGTTTTCAGCATCAAGGTATTTAGCAAGTGTCGTAATGACTTTAAGCTTAGCCCCAGCAAAGTCTTTAAACTGCAAACAGTAAGCAGACACAGCATTTTGAATGCCGTTGATATTGTTGGCCATGCTTAAAGTTGGCGCTGAAGCTTTACCATCTGAACGCATTTCAAGCCCAGATACTTCCATGGCCATCGGCTCAAAAACTTGACCCTGCCAGATAATATTGCGGTTCCATACCTTCTGGTCACCAATATCAAATATCTTTCCAATGCTTCCAGAGTCGGTACCAATTAAACCTTCGGAACCAATTGAAGAGTAGATTTTCTCCCAGTCTTCATAAGAAATATGACCATGAAAACGTAAAATGCCAGCACCTAAACTGCTGGCATCTAGTTCATACAAGTGAATTAACCCATCGACATATAGCTTCTGAAAATCACTATTCAGGGTCATAAGTCACCTCGTCATAGATTGGATTTCCATCTTTGTCCACAACTTGAACATCGTCAAAAACGGGATTACCTTCGCTATCAACTGCTTGCACCCATTCGAATACTGGTTCACCATTTTCATTAATGACTGGTTGATTCGACAAAATAGGCGTACCGTTTTGATCAGTTTGAATGTGGGTTACTGGCTTTTTATAGTTCTTGCCATCCACAATTACAGCTTTTCCTTCATCATCAAATAAATCTTCGTATTTAGTGATATAAGTCAGCTGCGGAGCATATTTTACTTGCTGGACCATACGCGGTTGCTTTTCAGTACGCGCTGTTTTAATTACAACTGGTTTCTTAATCTCATTTAAACGGATATCAATCCAGCGCGGCTCACCATTTGCGTTATTTGGGATATCAATTGGTGCATCGAGATTCGCAACAATATCGCCCTCATCATTTAGCTTTTTCTTGAACGTTTTAATTTCAAGATCACCATTTTCTAAAGTTTGATATTCTACCGCACAGATTTTATTGCCGTGAGTGTCGGTAGGAATTTCAATCCACCAACCTTCCGTTGCAAAACCTGACGTTCCTTTTAGCAAGTAGTGCCCTACATCGCGTTTTTCAAAAGTTATAGGTTGCTCAGCAGCTTCATCGTTAGGTTCAATTTTATCTGCAAACAATTTAACAACTGGTGATGCTGCTTTAATAAATCCGTTTGCATCGACTGTTGTATTTGCAGTTGTGTAGTATTGATGCCAAGTTGTCCAAGTTTGACCAGAATTAGCTGTAGATCTAATGAATTGGCGAATCGATGATGTAGTGTATTTTTGAATTCTATAACCGTTACTTCCTGAGACGTTAAATACCTGTAAACAACCAACTTGACCACTTGTGGGGTAATTAGCAGCAATTGTGCCGGAGGCAAAAGTATCATTGCCATATGTTCCGATTGCCACAAGATTATTAAGATCGCTTGACACATCAGTAACTCTTTTAGGCAAACCTACCCCAAACGCCCCTACCTCCATCACATTCCCAGCAGCAGTACCTACATAACGACTAGCTGCATGGTTGTTATTCGTAAAGTTTTCATTAATTTTTGCGCCAGTTGAACGGAAAGTATCACCGCCTGCGCCAGTTGGTGCCGTACCTAAATTTACTGTTTGAATGGTCATTTTCTTACTCGCATAAAAAAAGCCCCTAAAAAGGGGCTTCAAAAGGGTTTAAATTAAGGGTAAAAAACTTGGGTGAATGTCGTTGAGATTTGCCATACATCACCACCTAAACAACGGGGTTGATATTCACCTGTTTTAACTCGAACCTCACCATCTAAAGGTGAATCCCATAAAAATGAATCTGCGCCCTTGTGCTGGTCAAAGAATGCTTTGATTTGCATAATTTCCGCTTTATAAGCCGTTCTTTGATAAGTCCATTCACCAGCTCGGTTATTGATACCTACAGCAATGTTTTGTTCATAACCATCACCGAACTTAGATGACAAAGTATTAAAGCTTTGCGAACCTGAATTACCCTCTAAATCTTGGCACCAAGTGAATTTACGATTACTCATCTTTTTTTGACCACTCAACTTTCATACTTACCGGACTATCTTTAAAACGTTTTTTGCAACTTTCTAGATCCTTCGTATCTTGATCTGGAGCGAATAAACCTGCCCGCCTACTTTCACGAACTCCCCATTCTTTTAATTGCTTGTCCATTAAGTCAGCAATTTTAGTACTCTTAGATTGTTTTTTAAAAATGAGGGTGAATGACAATCCAAAGACGAAACCCGTTGCATATTCAATTAGATTAAAATCAATTAAATTTGCACTTATGTAGAAAACTACAGCAATCAATAAAGCAAGCAGAAAAGTCATAATGTACTTTTTCACTTTTGTACTCCCATTAAAAAACCCACTCATTCGAATGGGTTACTTTGATAATAAACCGCCTTGTCGCTGCTCTTGCCGGATAATCGTTCTAACAGCATTGCCGATCATTTGCCCAAGCTGCTTCTGATCCTGAGTATTAGCACCATTAGTATTAACCCCTGAATCAGTTACGTACACTTGAATAGTGACAGGCTGTCCAGAAGATGAAACTGTTCTCTCCAAACTCCCACCAGAGTTGATGGCATTCAATGTATCAACACCAACGCGTTTTGTAGCTGCGGCATTAAGTACATATTCTTGACCATGAACTACCCCAGCCACATCACCTCGGCCCATGTTACCTGTGTAGCCGCCAGTAGCGAATCCACTTAAAGCAACACCTTGAATAGCAGACATAAGTTCATTTGTTTGAACTGCTGTGGCAGCTGCTGCTGCCATTTTTTGCCAAATTGTAGTGTTGGATGGATCATTCCAAGCAGCCAATATCGCACCCTTTGCATTAAGGATCGCACTAGCAAGCACAAACCCCTTTTGTAATGCAAAAGCTGCTTTATAAGCACCAGATGACTTTGCACCAAAGTTATCTAACATCGACCCCATCATTCCAAACATTGCTCCATAGCCCGCTAAGGTCGCAGCATTGTTTTGATCTTGTAGGTCTCTGTCTTCCTTTGAGTATTGTTCATTTAGTGCTTTTCTAGCTGCTAAGAACTGCTCAAATAGAGCTAGTCTTTCACTATATTTCTGTTGCTCATCCAGATACTCATTTTCGTTGATTGCATTTAAGCCGTTATTTAAATCATCTCCAATTTGAGAATAACCACTTTGTTGTGCAGAATTTAAGTCAAATCTTGATTGCATCAATGGACTTAAACTGGTTTTGGAAACCGCATTTACACGAGCTTCTTCCAATGCGCCACTAATAGCTTGAACTGTTGCCCAGGCTTCATCGCGTTTCCGTTTTTCATTCTTTTTAAATTCTGCCAAGTCATAATCATATTGTGCTTTTAGTGCTTTCAATCGAGAGGTTTTCTCTTCTTCTGAATATTCACTGCTAGCCTTGATTTTTAGCGTATTTATACGTGCTTGAGCTGTAAGCTTCTCTTGCTCATTCATCTTGAAGGAGTAAAGATCATAAGCAAGTTGAGCATCACTAATGAGTTTTGCATCATTCGCTTTCTGAATCGCTACAGACACATATTGGTTCATGCCGTATTTCTGTAAGCGCTCAATTTCCTTCTGCAAATCCATCTCAATTTGTTTGGATTTATCAGAGTATTCATACTGAATTTTGAGACGTTCTTCATTGATCTTCTCTAATTCTTGAGCATGCTTTTTCGACTCTTGAGCAGCTTTTTTTGCAGCATTCTCTGCGTCTTTAGCTTCTTTTGCGTTTGTTTTAAGGCCCTTGTTGGTTTTGTCTATTGCACCACTGGTGTCGTAATACAACTGACCAAGCTTATCAAGTTTAGGAACTGATGCATCCAGCACATCATTCATGGACTTCATTGAGCCTTTAATGGTCGCTACTGAATCGTTTACAGTATCACTAGCGATGGACCAACCATTTTTAAAACCATTAACTAGAGCCTGTCCTTTAGCAACAACTCCATCAGCTGTCATAACATTTGCATATGTAGCGCCAACGTTTGCTGCTTGCTCTACAAAGCCTTGAATGAGTCGTATAACGACCTGAATTGCACTTGCTAGCCCAATAATTCCTACTGCCACACCCTTAGCAATTACACCTACAGATTGAATTACGGAACCAAATTGGCCACCATCTTCAGCCCCTTGTAAGAAACTACTTAAAAGTGAGTTCAAAACAGGCATCATCTGAGATGCTAATTGGGTTTTAAATCCCTCAAAACGGGTTTGAACTGACTTAGTTTGAGCAGCAAGCAGTCGAGACTGTTCAATAGCTTCTTTGCTTTTGATAATCCCCGCTTCTGTTAATGCCTCCCCATAACGATCTAATAAAGCCCCTCCATTTTCGAACAATGGGAGTAAATTACCTAAATCATTACCAAGACTTTCAAAGACAAATCTCTGTTCTTGTGCAGATGCTCCAACACTATCAAGCTTATCTTTCATTAGCTGAAGTGCTTCAACACCATCTTTACCCTGCAAAGTCTTCGCAAACTTTTGAATCTCTGCATCTGTCATTTTGGTGTTATTTTTTAATGCGTCAAAGAAATCTGCTGCCTCACCTGAACCACCTGAAGCAGTAAATTCGCCAAGTTTTTCTTGTGCATCAGCTAATGACTGTGCCAAACCATCTTGTGACATACCAAGCTGTTCAGCAGCATGTGAAAGAATTTGAAAGTTCTGTGTGCTAGTGTTTGCTCTATTTGCTAAAACAATCATCTCAGCATCCGCTTTAGCGGCTTGAATTGCCATTGCAGAAAGTCCAGCAAATGCTACTGCTGCACCACCCACCGCCATTCCTGTAAGTGCTGCACCTGCCATCAAAGCGCCACCACGCAAAGCTGAAACTTTTTCAGTGACATCACCTATTACTGAACCAATGCGTGTATTGCCTAAAGATGAATTGATTTGCTCCTTAAATTTGGAGAATAAATCAGTAGTTTTACCTGTCTCTTGGCCTACATTTTTAATAGATTTTGAAGTCTTATCGCCTTGTTTCTCAACATTACCTAGAGACTTATCTAAAGCATCGACTTCTTTTTTGCCATCTTTGGCATCTACCACAATAACCAAGCGGCTTACAGATTCAGGCATTTCATTCTCCAAATTTTAGGCAATAAAAAACCGACCATTTATAGGTCGGTTTTAAGCTTTAATCGCTGCAATGATTTCTGGTAATTTCCAGATTAGAATCGGGATAGAAAACAATATTAAAAAGGCTAAAATTGTTTGCCATAAACCATATTTTTCAATAGACACTTTCATAAGCTCCACTATTGGTTTAAAATGCTCCATATAGAATTACTTTTCCTCTTGCTTTAGTCGGTTGGTGGAAATGCAAAAACCCCGATGTTGACGCATCGGGGTTTTTCTTTGGGTATTGAAAAACCCGACACTTGGTCGGGCTTTAAAACTAAATTGTATTATTGAATCTGTTTAATAACATTAATCAGGCTTTTAGCAGCAGGAGTTACTTTGTCACCTTCAATTAAGTAACCTTCTCTTGCTCCATCACTAATAGTTGTAACTTTGAATTTTACATTCTTGGAATCAACCAACTTATTTGCTACCGACAATGGAACAATAAAACTATTGGTACTAGTATTATATGCTCCATTGTTTCTGAATTTGGTCATTTTCCCTAATGTTTCATGTTCAGTAATGCTGCCATCAATATTTAAATAAAGTTTATTTAAATTAGTGGTAGCATTATTAAATTCCACATCAAATGCCACATAACCTTTAGCTGATGTAACCCAGTGCGCCCCAAAAGATACACCTCTTAGATTCCACCCTTCTTTTACATAAGCAGGCATTGTTTGGCTGGAAATAGTCTTACTTCCATCAAAATCACTTGTAACCACTTTAGCCACACTCATTTTATCAACTTGTGCTTGTGTGCACCCACCTAATAAAACCACCAAACCAAGTAAAAATAATTTATTCATATTTTGCCTTTAAAAAATTTTGAAACTTTAGCTAAGAATCCTTTTTGTGAAATACACTTTTTGTGTAGTTTAACTTCAAGTTCTGTCTGTGTTAACTCTCTATGTTCTTCCAGATTAACAAAATCTCTTAGTTGAAATTCATTGTTTTTGTATAAGTTAAATCTAAACTCGCCTAAATATATGGCTTGTATTTCTTCATCTAATGTTTGAAACCAATCAGCAAATGTAATGTTGGAATTGATTGTGCCAATTTCATGTTTATTATTGATAATAATCTTATAGGGTCGATTTCCAATTGTTGTTCCATCGCCTGCAACAGGGATAACCAAGCAACTACAATCTTTATGTAAAGGGTGATCATTGGCTTTATCGACATGTGTAATCCTGCCATCAAAAGCAGCACATATTAAACAGCAGTTCAAATCCAATGTTGCAATATGCTTAACTGAATTAATTCCTAAATTTTTATAACTGTTTTTATCCCCAGCTTTAATTTCCATAAAAATACCCTCATATTTGAGGGTAATTTAACAACTGGTTAATACTGGCGCAATAAAAAACCACCTAGGGTGGTTATTCAGTTTGATTATTTGCATCAACTTCAGGAAGGTGAACTTTGTATTTTCTAGGAGTATCTCCAGAGATGTTTACACCCCGTTGCATTCTTAATAACAATTCTGCACTTACCGGATCGGCTGGACGCCAAGGACCATCATTAACACATTTTATCACATGTTCAAAATCTTCTATTTCAAGTTTTCGATAAAGCACATAACTGTCATGCTGAACAAAAGGATGTTCGCCTTTTTTAACTATACAGGCTGAATCGTAATACTTATCCACATAGAGTGTTGTGATGTTAACTCTTACAATGCAAATTTTATTACCATAACCAAGTTGAGTGTATTTACTTGGGTCAAATAGTACAACATTCAGATGGTCCTTTAAGCCATCTGGACGAAAAAAAGCATCCCCAACTTTACCTTCCCAGTTCATTAGTAATCAGCATCCTAACAACATAAGTTTTCATTTTCCTGATTCATTCTAACTTCAGATTCCATATCTTCAATAATATGCTTCTGAAGTTCTTGATTAAATCCCAATGCAGAGAATAAATCATCATAGCGAATTGGAGTGCTACTCGCACCAGGATCACTCCACTCTGGACAATGAGTATGAGTCCAATCAACTAAATCCCATCTTGATAAGTGCCCAAATTGTTGCCATACATTATTTAATAAAGAGATATCATTATCACTCAATTCAAGCAAATCATCTTCGCTTCGAATCATACTCTTATCTCTTAATGCAACTTCATTATTTGAGCGATCAGATATCCACTCATTCCAAAACTCTTGATGACGAACAGCCCCATTCATAACATTATATGTTATTGATAAAACAGGACCATGCCTCATGGAAACTAAACTATCTCCAATAAATGGGCGATGAAATTTTCTAAAAGACTCTCTTTCAGAAATATAAAGTAATTTCATGAGCTTAAGAATTGGCAAATGTCCATTAGCTTTAAACAGAAAAAAAGCTGCTGCTTGGGTCAACTTTTTTTCATCAAATAAAAAAAGATTATCCATAGCTGGCAATTCCATAAGTTTAGACTTGATAAGAGGTGGTAAAGATAAGCAGGGTTATAATTAATATTGTATTCGGCACCTAGAGGCAACGTATTTACAATACGTTTACGATTATCGCAGTGTTTATCGTACCTCAATCTAGGCGTGGTGTATTTATACCGCGCTGCGACTACATTGATAGAATATTTGATAATGACATTCCTGTCAATAAGGAATTTTAACGGGAATGTCAAGGGCATAGGCGTATTATGTAACATCAAGTGCGCTATATCACGTCGCATAGTCTAGATTATGCACCAAAGTTAGTACTTAAGTTTTCGTCGTTCGTTGCGTCGCCTTTTTATGCGCCTCATCCAAGAACATATCGTCGAGTGTGAAGATACAGTCGTTAAAGATGTATCGCTCAACTGGCAAGTCGTATTGTTCAACATAAGCATTAATTGCTGAGATATCTAACGCCAGAGGAACACCTTGTTCATAGCGTCTAGATCGTGCAATTGTGTTATATGCGCACAGAATGGCGTTAGCTACATAAGAATAGTCAGGTTTAGTTAAAACCTTAGTGTTGTTGAGATTTAAAGCTTTTGCGACTGCGCTTTGCTTTTTGCTGTAGTCGCTCGCTTCTTCTTCTGAGCCGAACTTTGCCCACTCGTAGAGGCTGACGACTTTCCCACAAGCCCCTGAATTTTTTTAAGGGATTCTGTTTGAATGCGGGTAGCTTCTTTAATTACAAAATCGATTAGCTGGTTCTTTTGTGTAGATTTACAGAAGATTGTTTCAACATTGGTACGGTTGTACTCGAGTGCCGAACCATCTGTTAATTCAATGCCCTTCCAATCATTCACAAGGAATACGCCAACAGCATAAGCGAACTTATCGTTACGCTTTTCAATGCGTTCATTTGTAATAAGATTAATGTCAGCCTTTTCTTCAGCAGTCTCTAGATTAAAGATTTCTAAAGCACGCTGAAACTCTGGCTGCATAATTCCGTTAATCTTGAATTTGCCACCTGGGGAAATCCACCCATTCAAATGGGTAAGTAATATCTTTGTTCTTTTCAATAATATCAAAAGCCACTTTTAATTCCCCTTATTAAGGCGTTGCTGGTGTACGGGTAATTGTTGGAGCTTCATCAACTACAGTGTAGTCAAAAGAAGTATTTAAGATGTCGCCTGTACCACCTGTTGGTAAACCTGCCGTAATTTCAACTTTAGGAATGAATAACTCATATTCATTGCCTTCACTGTCTGTAATTGGCACACGTAGAGAAATATTGGCATTTGTGAATTGCTTAGCGTACATCTCAGAAGTGTTTTGAGACCAAGCTGCTGTAAATGAACCTGTTCCTGCGGCAATCATTTCAAGAATCTTTTTAGGATCAATGCCACTACCTAAACAGCGTTGAACTTGCATTGAGTTATCCCAATTGAAGGTGAATGCTGTAATACATGAGATGCCAGCTTGAGAAACACCATCAATCAAAATATCTCCAACTGAAATGTTGGACATTTTAGGATTGTCATCGGCAGGTGTTACTGTGCCCAATGGAGGAGTAGTTGCACCCAAACGACCTAGAGCCATTAACCCGAAAGTCATGGTGATTAAGCCTTGCTCTGGAATATCAATTCCAAAGGTGTTTACATGCGCGCCTTTAAAAATGTGGTAGTCATTTACATCAGTGAAACCGCGAAGCACACTAAATGTTTGACGCACATTTCCCCCAAAAGTCAGAACATTGTTATCCCAATTATTGAAAGCGGCTGCGGCCATCAAGTCTTGAATCAATGGACTGTATTTAGCTTCACAAGTTAAATCGCCCGCATATTCAGCACCAGTAATCATTGATGATCGGGCAATTCGCGAATCTGCAATCGAGTTAGACGATTCTTTAGTTACCGTAGCATCTAATGCATTTTCGGTGAATTCAAATGTTTGACGATCAAATGGGATTGGTGTAACCCCAATTGTTGTTTCTTTAGCTATTTGTGTTAGCTGACGAGCGCCTGAACTCATAATAAGCTCCTAATTTTTGGCAATAAAAAACCCAGCCAAGGAGCTGGGTCATAATATGTTGCGGTTAAATCTATGTGCCACTGTATTTTAAAAGAATCTCTTCAACTTGCTCTGTTAGCCTGCTAAAGCATTCAGTTTTAGAACCTCCAAATGGATGAGCAGGCTCAACATGAAATTCCTTTAGCATTCTGTGTAGTTTCTTCTCCAAATCCCATATGAAGCCAGCTTCTCCCTTAATGAAATGCTGTTCCTCAATATGGTAAATAGGTTTGCAATTTCCATGATATCTAGTCTTAACATCAGTATTTGTAATACCAACTTTCAAGAACTTCTCATCATTGAAACTCATTTCTACAACATATAAATTTGATTTCCCATCAGAATATTTGTCACATTGCTGAACATATAAGCTTCTACGATATGGTGAACCTATAGAGCATTTAGGGCATTTTTGCCCTGAAAGGTGCTTGGTAGGTGTTTGCATAAATATTCCATGTAGTTTGCAAGATATGGCTATCTTCTTTGAAGAACCATCTATCTTTGCAAATTCGTACGAATATTCCTCGCCATGCACTTTCCGAAAAGCTTCTAATAGATCTGCTCTGCTACGCTTCCTATTTTCACTATTTCTTTCTGTGGAACATTTGCGGCAACCTTTTCCTAAATAGTGCAGCTCTGCTGTCTGCGCAAATTGACCATGTATAGGACAAACAATGGTTAAATAATTCTTTATTCCTGTGTACTCAGTTTGACTGTAATCATAAAAGTTATTATGGACATTAACACAGTGAGTTATGAATTTTTCATGAGTGATTCTTAACGGCTTGTTTAGCCCGCACTTCGGACAACCCTATCCACTTCGATGGGCCGTAACATCTTGCAAAAATTCACCATGCTCTTTGCAGATGATTTTTACCTTCGTTCCGTACCGCGCTTTTGGTTCTGGATATATGTACTTTTCACCATGAACGGCAACAAAGTCCGATATTAAATCTTTTGGTGCTTTTTTCTTTTTTTCACTTACAGAAATATATCTACATTTAGGGCAACCACGTCCTCTTTTATGATTGTCTGGGGAAACTTCGAAATCACCATGCTCTTTACATGTAACTAGCAATTTTAACTTTGCTTTCTTGTAGATTGCATTTGAATATGAATACTTACCAGAGTGTACTTTATTGGCTATATCAATAAATTTTTGTGTCTTTTCATCATGAGTTCCTTCCAGACTTTCATAGGCTTTTGCTTGCATTTCCACCCCTGAATGTAATTAGAAGACTTGCAAATATTATACAACAAATCAAGGTATTGGCCTAATAACAAGACATATCAATTCACTCTGTATCCGATCGTAATATTATATTGAACAAAATCCCCATTACTGCCGAGGTTCTGTGCTTGACCTTGGAGTACCTCTAGCTGACCGGCTGTGAAGTACTCAAAATGTGTTAACCAAGCATCAGTAAGTTTTGTGATTGCGACTTCATGTGTGTTCAGACGAGCCATACAGTTGATTGAGATGATGCCTGTTCTTCTTGTGCATGGTATATCACCAATTGCTGCAATGATTGAACCGCCCCAAAGCACGTTAATGTCACACCATAGTCCATCAACCGGCACAGTAAAGTCTTTATTGGGATATTTTATTCGGGTTTGCTCAATTCCAGTAAAGGCCATTGCTCTAGTGATAATGGCTTGTCTTGCTTGATCTAAAGTCATTGCCATTTTAACCACCGTATTTCTGAGCAATATAGTTAAAGGTTAAGCCGTAGACACCTTGAGGAGCTTGTTGTGAAAACCCATTGATACTTTTAATAACGTATCTTTTAGCCTTTTTGTCGTAGGAGCCTTTTTTGACTGGTTTTGGATATTGACCAAACTCAATAGCAGTGGCGTAAGGCGCATTTGTTTGAATGTAGACAGTTGAGTAAGGAACTAGGCGAGATAAAGCACTTGTGCCTTTGCTAATGGTTGAACCACCACCTTTGTCTTTCTCAGCCTCATTAAATGATTGGTCGGTCTGGTTAATGCTAACCCTGTGTGATGCCCTAAATGCCCCTGTATCAACTGGACTTTGTAGAACAACACCTTGTAAGGCATCAATGACAATATCTTTTTGCTTTTTAGTAAGGTCTGCTTCAATTGTTTTAGTGAAGTCACTCGGTTTGCTTGTCCAGCCCATTAAAAGTCACCTCAACTTTACCAAACAGTATCTCAAATACTGGTTCATTCCCTACTGTAAACACTCGACCGTCAATGGTGGTTTTATGTCGAATAAGATAGCCTTTGTTAGTATCTGCAAAGATCACATACTTACATTCTTCGCCATCTAACAGCACCTTCTTTGGGCCATTAGTGGATTTGCGAACCTCAACGTGATAAACACCATCTTGATTAATTGCCTGACTTATCAAGTTCCCATCATCTAAGTTAATCATTAGACTTTCCTCAATTGGCAGAACCAACACGAATCAGCCGGATCTTTTCCATAACTCACAACCCGATAATTACCGCCTTCAATCACCCAAATGTCATTAACATCTGGCTCAACTAAAGCACCCGCTGCATCTTTCACTTCATTTTGCAGTAGAACAGCTTTAGAGTCAGTGGCGCGGTAATCTATCGGCTTGACCAAATCTTTAGCCCAACTCCCAAAGAGGACGCCACGGCCACCATATACATATTCGGTGTAAGTATCTTCACCAGCAGCGGGGTTAGATCCAGTTAGCTTCTTTCGAGTACAAGTGAATGTATCTACAGCATCAGCAAGCTCATCTTCAGCATCAAAGGCAGCACCAAGCTCTTGCTGAATCTCATCACGCATTCCCATGGCTTACTCCGTAATGACATAAGTGTTGATGTAATACTCCTCGCTAAAGAATGGTTCAAGCAGATCAAGGATAAATTGCATATCGCCACTTACTGACTCTTCTTTGCCTGCAACATACGTCTTGCTTACAGACGTGCCAGACTGTGCAGAGACTGTTTTGGATGCTACTACACCTTCTTTAGTTGTGTAGAGTTGCCCTGCTGCTGCCAGTTTTGCTAAGTAAGCGCCAGCCGTAAGAATCGCATCTGGCACTTCACCTTCTGGATAGTCTGGTAAATTTCTAGCATTAAGCCACGCATTAGCCTGCATCACAGCAATAACCGGATCACCAGTTCCCCACCAGTCAGGCCCTAGCTTTTGAGTCACACTTTCGACTGTTACATAGTTCATAGCTTAATCCTAAAAATCTAATTAAGAAGGACGGCCCGAAAGCCGCCCTGCTTTAGTTATGCACCACCATTCAGCGGTGCTTCTGGCACAGGAACTGCTACTTCTGGGTCCTTAATGCCATAGTCACCCGCTGTTTTGGCAGGGTCAAACATAGTGCCTGCTGCTAATGTGTCAGTCGCATCATCAGCATATCGGCGGTCAGTTGGGTATTGGTATTTGTAGTCTGGTTGCTTCTCAGCCATGACTGCTCTCCTTAAAGGTTAGTAATTAGGAAGCGGATTGAGGTGTCTTCTGGTTTGGTTACAAGTTCCCAGTTAGCTGCCTTCTGTAAATCAGCCCAAGAAGCGCTTAAAGACTCACGCTCTGTACCACCAGTTAAAGTGTTTTTAGGTGCAATGAAGCTAAAACCTTGCGGATGGATCAACATGTTGCGACGCGTCCAAAGGATTTCATGACCAGCACCATTACCAGTTGATTGTGTTTCTTCAACCTTCAAATCTTTTGGACCGGGAACAGAGTCATATGCAAATGCGCGTGGACCTGCAAGAATCGTGATGAACTTAGCGTTTGCGCCTGTGCCAATTTGCGTATTGGTATCTGTTTCAATGACTGCGCGCCCGTTGTAAACGGTGATTGGTGGCAAGTTATCACTTGTGGTCACTTGTTCAAGTAATTGCTGTTTACGCATCTTCGCAGCAATACGTGAATGCACGAACATCACACCACGTCCACGTAATGAAGCATTCATTGTGCTTTCCGCATCAATGTAGGCATCTACTGACCAACGTGAAGCATCTGTTGCTGTTGAAGCAGAGATGTCAGTAGTGAATCGCTTGCCGTTCGCCTGGTCATAATTACGCAAGCCAATTACTGTTGCTAGAGCACGGTTTTCGGCAGCTTGTTGCCAATACTTATTCAGCATTCCACCAATAAGCTCAAGTGAATTGACCTTCGATAAATACTGCCCAAGAACAGACTCAAGAAAGCCTTCGTTCATATAAGCAACGCGGCCTTGCATTTCACCTGCATCAATCGTGCGAGGCATTGCGATATCAGTCAAAATGGTGTTGCCATAGTTCTGTTCAACATTACCATCCACACCGTTAATGTATGGAACGACGAATGTTGATGAACCACTTGTAAGCAAAGGACGTAAAGATTCATCAGATACAAACGCACCTGACTGCACGAGTGGCGAAACTGCCACAGGATTTGGACGCAGGTAAGATAAAACTACGTCACGGTTAAATACTTCTACTAAAGAAGGCATGGAGTTACTCCCAATAATTAATTATTAAAGTCACCATTCGCTACTGCTGCTTGGAACCCTTGAGGATCATTCTTTTGGAATTCCAATCGCTCTTGCGTGGTCATTTCACTTGGTTTCTTGGCAGCTCCACCACCCGAACCACCGCCAGAAGCCCCACTTCCTGACGCATTTGATGCAACAATTAATGGCTTAAATGCCACGTTGCTGCGAAACTCTTTTTTGAGGTCATCAATACTTAAAGCACTAGGTTTGCCCTGCGAATCTAGTACACGTACTTTGACCTCACCGTTTTCATCAGTTTCAACTTGAAGACGATTTGTAATATGTGGAAGCAAAACTGCCTCCGAGCCTTTGATTGAAAGCTCACTTGCTAATGCTTGTGCTGTTTGCCCGACAGTTAATTTGTAGACTTGGTCTTGCAATGCTTTGGTAGCTTCTGCATGTTTTGCTTCTGCTTGCTCAAGCTTGGCTTTCCAAGATGCTTCAATTGCAGCAACGTCACCTTTTTTACGGGCTGCTTCTTCGGCTTCGCGTTGAGCTTTCTCTTCGGCTTCGCGTTGTTTTTCCTGAGCAGTTTTCTTTTCATTCAGAAGCTGATTAACTTTGTTTTTAAGGCCATCAAGTTCTGAATTATCTTGCTGCGGCAGACCTTCAACTTTTAAATAAAATGCGCCATCTTTTTCTTCGTAAAGCGCTTTCATTTCATCAGATAAGCCCTCTAGGCTATCGAGTTTGTATTTCATGTTTTGCTCCCTGAGCGGTTTTGCAGTCACAAACTGCGGGCAATAAAAAAGCAGCCGAAGCTGCTAAGGTTTGAATTAAGTTGTTTTACATATTTCTATAAATAACTTGCTTTAATGCTTGAGATGCAATCCAAATATCGTTACGACATACAGGGCAATTCAACACATAGATAGTTTCGTTTCTATCGCTCATGACTCGCAACTCATTCTTTTGAAATTCGATAACTGAATAACACTTGCCACATGAGTCTCTATAGGTCTGCAACTCGGGCGGCACACCTCGACTAATTACTTTCATAATCCCAACCTCTTAAACATTTCTTCATCAAGCTTTTTGAGTTCTGCAAGTGTGAATGGCTGACCTGTAAGCGGATCAATAAACTTATCCAGAGAATATTTGCCCTCTTTGAATAGTTTGTATCTTGTCGGCCCAAGCCAAGACTTTTGAAAAGCTGCATCTTGTTTGTCAAACCAACCTTTGAAAGTTGTATTTGAATCCACAACACCTATTTCACCCTCACCATTCACTTTATTATTGAATGGCCGCATGCCAATTGTTTTTCCTGAATCATCCGAAACCGGAATTAGGATCGATCTACAGTTGGGGTGAAGTGGTGGCACAGGATGAGGTTCATCTTTCTTATAAACCTTGTCTGAATAACCCATACAGATTTTAGAAGTGCGGCTATCTAGTGTTGCGATGAACTTTACATACTCAACACCAATGGTCTGATACGTTTCATTCAAGGCCACATTTGACACATGACTTCTAGCAGTACGGACCATTGTAGAAATCTGGTTTCTACTCTGATCAAGCAAGCCATCTTGGTAATTAAGTGCTTTCTTGCCTTTAATTCGCTGAACAATCTGCTGGTTTGTCTGACCCCGAGATAGACCATCTCGAATTGTTTGCTCTACTCGTACTTTTGTATCGTCTGCAATCTTCTCGAATAGGTAATCAAGTAGTACACCACCGCTTAAAGGCGTTTTCTTTGCCTTGTTGAATAGCGTCTTTCCATTTGGTTCTATTTTGCGATTAGCGAGGGTTTTAGCCTGATATGTAGCTTCATACACCGCTAATGCAGTAGCGCTTACAGTGAAGCTCTCAAGCAATCCTGACGCTACACTTGCCTGCCAAGTCTGAACCAATGTTCTAACTTCTTTCAAAGCAGGTGTTGTGTATTGCGCTGCCATCAATGCAGTCTTTTCAGCGTCACTCAAGTCATCTAACAAATCTCTTAACTTTGAAAGCATCTCACTAGAGAGCGAATCAAATTGTGTTAGGAGATTATTGATTTCAGTTGAAGAGAGCCGATAAAGATAGGCCTGATGTGAAACCAGTGCATCAAGTAATGCCTGTTGTGACAACTGGACGTTCATTTGTCACTCCTGCGATTTAAACCACCATAGGTCTATTGACTGACTCGCTTTCGATACGTGTTTGTTCGTCTTCATAGCTAATTTCTGGTACTTTCCCAGTAGTAAGCAACTCATGGAATGTTTCCATACTCATGCGATTAGCAAGCACCATTTCCCAATAGAATTTAAGCGTATCAAGGTCAATCTTGCCTTTAGCGAAATCTTGTTTAATTGTGAGTTTCGCTTTAGATCCACTTCCGTAGTATGCAGCACACCATTTAAGCGCATATTCCATCGCCTCATTGGTATTCGCCACACACAAAGAAAGGACACTATACTGAGCGAGCTTTTCATTATTTGATTGGGTAGCAGTCTTATTGACTTGTTCAGTCTCAAGAATCTTAGCGCCCATCGCTTGCATGTACTTTTCTTTAGCATCCATAGCCTGCTTTGCTAGGGTACTTTCAGTGACTTGTTTGTAGTCAAATGATGAACCTTTCGGAAGCATTAAAGGATTCTTAGAACCTAACCGCACTCCATTTTTCTGCAACCAGTCGCGCCAACCTTCATCAAGTTCATTAATAACTGGTTGAGCTTGACCACAGATGAACACCATCTCTTCATAGCTTGCGCTGTTTTGATAATGGGCCAAGTTCATAGTGACAATTGGTTCTAATGGGATCGGGTCAATATTCCAATCATTAGCCAAAGACCCCAAAGGAATAAAAGGAATTTCATTCCATCTTTGGCCTAATGAATTCGTTGGGTAGAAGATCTCTTCACCCTGTAACTCGCCTGATTTTTCAGTGTAAATCTGTACATAGTACTCATTGTTTTCATCAAGTCGAAGAACACGATAAATATTGACTTCTTTCTTAGAGAACTCGTCCTCTGGATCTTTTTCTGTGGACTTCTCATGCAAGACAATAAGTTCAGGCTTATAGACCGAACCAACTCGCTTTAGACTCCAATTGATAATGCTCAACGACTCATAAAATACGATTGTTGGTCGAATGCCTAAGCTCTCTGCCTGCTGCACAGACACATTGCCGTCAGTAGTTGGATAATCAACAAATAAACCACCACGTGCATGTTTAAGCTGACCTTGCAAGGCAGATTGTGCAACTTGGTAAATTGACTTGCCTGTACCATCTGCATCGTATTTAAGAAAATCCATTCCATCTGGTTCGAATGTTGGGTCCTCAGCAAATACTACGCCCACCATCTTGTTTAATGTGTCTTTAGCGATCTCATAAAACACAGCACGGGTTAAGTAAGCCAAATAATATTGATCATTCTGCGTTAAGTCAGACGATACATTGGGTTTTGGTAAATAAAGTTCGCCACGCTTCTTAACCGTGGCAGAACCATCACAGACATCGTCGATAGTTTCCCAACGCTTTTTCATGTCTGCATAAGCTTGATGTTCAGTATTAACTGGCATTAGTAAACCATTCCTATATCTAGTGTTTTTGCAACAACCTTTTTACCCATAGCCACAGCAAACATACGGAAGCCATCAGCACCGTGTGAGTGAATGTCATGAAGTGGGTTGTCTTTCCAACATCCAAGCTTGTCATTCCACTCTTTTCGGTAGTTCTCAAGATGAGTGATGCCTTCTGCACATTTGTACTCATCAAATTCACATAGAGGCAAAATCTCACGAACCTGCTCAATACCATCCATCACCGTTATATTTGGCACCACTTCGAAGTTGACTGAGTATTTCTCCCCGTCATCAAGCACATAACCCTCTTTGGCAATGTCTAGTCGAGACTTACCATCATTCATAAGAGAACGGTTTTTGATGTCGTGTGGAGCGTAATGCTTGCTGTACTTGTAGCCTTTGTCTTTAAGCACTTTGAAATAGTGCCGCATACCTTCGCCTGAGTTTTCGTAGTAATCAATTACCTGATAGCAAGTATCTGATAGCTTTCGAATAAACCAGATCACCATAGAATCTGAGACACCCAAGTCCCAGAACGTCATCACAGGCAAGTGATCATTAGCTGGCAATGCACCAATCCGCTTATTGGCATATAAGAACTTAAATTGATTCTTGTAGTAAGCACCTTCAACAGACTGAGCAAATGCTTCACTAGGAATACTTGGATATTCCCGCTTCATATCCTCGCCAAGAGTTTTCTCTTTTGAGTGATACCAAGCCCTTTGCTTTGGCGTTGTTTTGATGTTGTGCTTTGCTTCCAGTTCTTCAAAATACTGAACTAGTCGCTGAGGTAGTTCTTCAGTTGGTTCAATTTCATAATCAGCATTCTTCCACCAGGAGAAGAAAAAGAATTTCCAATCAAGAGGACTTAGTTTTTTGCTGAGTAATAATAACTTTTCAGCTAATTGGCAAAATTCGTAGAAGTAACCACTTTTACCTTCAGCAGTACTCTCAAGTGTGATTCGCCCTTTAAGACTGACCGCTTCAAATGCACCAGTAACAATCTCACGAGCTTTATCTGGAAACTTCGCACAGATCTTACCGAACTCAGACACATGTAATCGGTCTAATGTTCCACCACGGAAAGAGGTTGATACTGTGATCGAACCCCCTTTAACAAATACAAGCTCATCCTTAGTTTGAATCTCTAAAGGATTGGCTGCTTTGATTAAGTGTGGCAAGCGATCATAAGCGTACTTAACCTTTTCACGGAACAAGCGCTTAGCATCATGTAGCGTATGGGCAATCAATGCACACTTATCAGACATGAACAATGCAGCATCTAACTGAATCATGCACATCTCAGTAGTAAAACCTAACTGACGTGCCTTTAAGATGATGTTACGTGTCCATTCGTTTTCGAAGTACTCAAGTTGCTCAAGTGTCATCTTGAACTTAACTTGCTTTCCTTCTTTATTGGTAATGTAGTAAAGATTATTTAAACGCCACAACTGGTCTTTAAGTTTCGCTTTATGCTCAGGATTCAGCATGGCTACTCCTTATAATTAATCATCCTTCCCTATTTCATCCATCAATTCTGATAATGACTGAACTTCAAGTGTCAGCTTATTCTCTTGTTTGTCAGCTAAGCCAAGCTCACGGGCAACAATAGAAGCATTAAGCAATCCAGCACTTGCACCTTCAAACTTTTGAGTGAAGATAACCCTTTTAATATCGCTACAGATTCCAATAAAACCTTCTTTAGAGCAGTAAGTTGCCCAAGTTTCGTCAGAGATATCAAGAAAGAAACATAGACCTTGAATGGTCATTGCGCGCATCTTCGGCAAATCTTCAACAGTTACAACGCCCTCATATGCAAATGCCTTCGCCTCTTCTAGTGGGTTATCTGTAACCCATTCAAAGTATTCACAGGCAGCTTCCCATAGTTGTTCTGGATCTTCAAAGATCGGTTTACGACCGTGAGAGCTGCGCTGCTCCCAGAATCTATTACCGATTGGAGCTGCCATATATTTACCTCATTAAAAAACCGCCACTTGGGCGGTTCGTATTATTCATCTAATGTTTTCTGGACATCAGTTATAAATTTAATTAAGTCTTCTTTAGTTTCATCACTTATACCGTTGAACACCGACGTCCCAGAACAAGCGTGATTCAATATTGCCACAGCAATTGCTGCTTTACCTTTAATTTTTTCACATTCAATTACTGCTTCATATTCAAGGTTATTCATTGTCATTTGTTAGTTTCTCATTTTATAAAGTGAGAGACATTAATAATATGAAATTGGCAATTATTCAAGCACATACTTAAGATCATCAGGTGTTTCCAAATAACACCCGTTTTTATTGCAGAATGCGTGAATGTCATTTAGGTACTCAGTAAACTGCTCAACACTGGCATCAGTTGTTGTGATTAATTCATTCAACCCATCCGCCACTTGCTGATACATCGGATGCTTTTGATCTTTCAAAACCTTTACTGCTGCAAACGTCTTTCTGTACTGACCAACATCATCACGATCATAGATTTTTGCTAGGAAGTTCTTCTTAAAGAACAGATGCTCATAGTCTTTGTCTGTTCCCTGCTTCTTAGCCCATTGATTAAGCCACATCCAATACAAACGGTTTTGAGCTTTGGTTCTGTCTTTCTCTTGAGGCGCAATCAGTACGACTAAAGGCTTCCCTTCACTAGCTGCCTTTGCATGGTTAGTATTGAGATAGCCAATTACATAGTTGATGTCAGAATGGTTTTTGATGACGAATCTAGGTTCCATTTTGACCTCACTAACTAATCTTTCTTCTTAACAACCACATAGCCATGTTTTAAGAATGTTTGCACAATATCGTTTACTGCAATCTCTTTGATAAAACCCTGAACATCTTTACAGACATGCTGAATATCTACTTTCAGTTCTTCATATTCTTTTGTTTTACCCATCGTAAGCCAACTGACCTCATGTAAGGGTTTTGCTTTCTTCTTACTCATGAGATGCCCTCATCTTGTTGTGCTTGCTTCGAACATTTCAAATAAATCTTGGGCAATCGCTTGAATTGAATAAGCTTCAAACTCAATGCTTGGGTTTTCTTCGCCCATTACTAAAGCTACTTCTTGCCAAATATGTACAGCCTCATGTAGCAATAAGCCATGAACTTGTATTAAGTCCCAGTTGCTACAATCGCCAATTTGCACAACTGCATACCCGTCTTGAAAGTTAACTCTTGCATCTGCTCCACCTTCAAGAAATTCATAAGGAGCTTTTACACTGTCAAAAAGTATGTCTAATTGGTCTTGGTTTCTTACAAGGGTGTATTTAATGTGCTGGAATGGGGTTTCATTCCATTGAGGTACATAATTATTATTTATCATCATCACCTCATCAAAAAACCTCACCATCTTTAAGATTAAGCATGCGCTCTGTTTTTTCTAACCACTGATCAAATAGTGCTTCCGATTCTTGTCTTGTGCCTAATTGGTATGTGTCAAATAGGAAATGACACTTATGGCACAACGGCACAGTAAAGGCATCTGAGGCTTTTATTCCTTTACCCTTGCCATGCTTGCCAGAATTAGAATGAGCCGCCTGTGAGTGAGGATAGCCGCATCTAACGCATGGTAGTGCTCTTATTTCGTTTAGCCTCTTTGTCGAACGCATTTTCTAGATTCTCTATTCTGGTTCTGAGAGTATTTACTTCACGCTGGCATTCAGTCTTAAACGTATGGCTGCTGAATAAATGGTTATAGTTTTCTAATCGGCTAAGATTACGCTTATAGATTTCTAAATTCTTCTTCGCTTCGTTTGTGTCCATGTTCACCCCAAAAAAGAAAACCCCGTCAAACGACAGGGCTACAAACACTTAATCTTTCCACACTTTCTGCATTCTTTGATTCGGTCTTCGTTATAATCCAACTCATATTCCCAAACATGAATGCAAAAGATCTGCTTAATGATTCGGAGCATGTGGACCTCCAAAAAAATAGCCCTATGTTTAAGCATCGACTAGAAATCCAGTCCAGCACATCGGAATCCAATGTTCTAAGCTCGTAGGGCATAAAAGCAAAAAGCCCATCAACTTAATGACAGGCTTTGATCTAGTTTCGCCTTCTTGCCTATGTTGCAAGGGTTACTAACTAATCCAGTGATGCCTTACTTACACTTCGCACCACTCTAACATAAATATGCCATATAACTTGCGCAAGGTCAACCTGATTACTTGTCTCTATTCTTTAAGTCAAAACGAATGAATGGGTATCTACAATGCATAGCTGCTAAACCACAGCGAACATCTTCACGAGCATCGTGTTGGGTACGGAGAATGGTTGGGTTATCTACACGCCCTACTTTAATCACCATGTCTGACCATGAGTTGCCATAAATATAGCGATCAATCACAGCATCAAGCCACTCATCAAGGATTTCAGACTGCCCTTGCATATCCAGGATGAGGCGTTGAACTGCACGCGCTTCATTGTCCGTAATTTCACATGCAATCCCTTTGCCTCGCACTTTGGGCATTGGCGTATCATCATCAGAACACAACCAATCAGCCATGATTTGCTCTTTACCTTTCACCTCCTGCTTTCGCTTCTTGGCAGCCTGATCCATAGCGACAGCAATCGGGTTTATGCTTTTCCCACACGTTCCAGAATTGGAGTACATCCAAGCCCCAAATTGATAAAGCCATTCTTCAAGACTGTATTTATTCCAGTCCGTTGTTTGCATAATGTGATTTACTGCCGCATTCATACCGCCACCTTAACCTTTTGCCATTTCTTTCAAGCACGCATTTATCATTGCTTTGTACATTTCTTTGCGCTTTCTATTTGTTTCAGGATGCACATCACTTCCTTTAACTGGGTTCATGTAGCAGTGAGCAGCATTAAGCATTTTTTGTGTAGGCTCTTTTGGCACTAGCACATAGTCACCGCTTTCAAGCATTTTGATTTGCTCATCAACACGCATGGTCTTTACCCTCTAAAATGCCTTTGAGGACCTTGTAGAAGCCCAATAGCTCATCATCAGAATATTCACGTAGATCACCACACGCATAGATGGCTTCACTAAGCTTTATGAGCTTTAATTCATTTGCGTCAATCTCAGCCCATCTACTTTGTTTGCCCGCTTCAAATGCATCTACACCTGTGTAATTCAAATTCTTTTTTGCCCAATTCAAAAATTCTTGATCCATCACGCCACCTTTTTCCCGCTCATTCCCCATACAAGCATGCCTGCGTCACGCTGCTCTTGATTTGTGCGACCCTGCCAACCAGTAATCTTGTTAAACTGCTCTGCATTGAGTTTTGATTTAGTAGGCTTCACCAGTAATACTGCCAAACCTAGTGCCTGAGCTATTTCTGCCAATAAGATGCCTGTTGCATGGTTCATCCCAACACGTCTAGCAATCTGCTCGTTCACTTGTCTTGAGTGACCACCACCTACTCTGAAATTGGCTTTCTTGTTCTCCCAACCTGCCTCAATCACAACCTTCTTGATGCTGTCCTGTTCATTTCTGAATAGTTCAACCGTTTCAGGAAAGGTCAGATTTTTGAGCTGTAAATCATTGCCTAAAATGGCAACTCCCGACTTTTCTAAGTCAGGATCGATGCCGATGATGATTTGAGCCTCTTTGAATGTGGTCATTTGACATACTCCATAATTAAGCGAATGACCAAAAACATAGTTAATGTCGCCGCTATCACGCCCCAAGCAAAAAAGAATCCTCTGCCAAACCACTCCATAATTGCAGGTGTTGAAAGCTCACCGTTGTACCAACGCCATGCATACTTAATTGATACAAATAGCGCTGCACCGTAGATAATTGCTACTGCAAAGTCTTTCATCCTTCCCCCTTGAGCGCTTGCTCTAAATCCTTAAATACACGAATCATCGCCATTTTTAGAAACTCATGATTACCACGCATATCATCTTCAACATACTGCAAAGCAAATTGAGTCTCTTTTAATGCCGCATCCACCCGCTTTTGCAGCTCCTCACTGCTCTTAACCTCTTTCACATACATTCCATCAATAGTTTCAGCCACGAATATGTATTCACTTAATTGCTTTTGCAGCTCCTCTACTTTTGCTTGCTGTGACTGCTGACCAGCTTCATAGGCAATACGGCAGCAATTGGCATGAACCAAAGCTAAATTCCCTTGCTTGCCCATCCATTCGTTAAATGTCATTGGCTTATCCATTCGTCACCTCAACTCAGCCAACCAAGAAACGCTAGAAACGCAACCAACAATAGGAATGCTTGAAAATCCGTCATGATTGTTCCCCTATCGTTTTGCAATGTGGGCTGATGTGGTTTTCTATGGGGAAGTCGTCGCCAAGCAACTCTAGAAAGTTCTCATTAAGAACCTTTGCAAACTCTGGATGTAACTCTTGTAAGCTCCCAATTGGCTTGGGTAAAGTTGGCATATCAATATCGTTAAACTCACTCATGGCTGGCTCCTTTACTGCATTCAATACACGCTCAATTGTGCGCTTAGCTGCTGCCTCTGCTTCAGCCTTTATCTTTTTACTTCGTTGCCATTGTTTAAGATTCATGACTGCCTCCGTATATTGATTCGTAATCACGAATAGCTTGCTCTAATGCTTGCTTCACTTCTGGCGCGGTGTATGGAGAGTCTGCATAGATCTTTGCGCGCTCAACCGTGTAATGCTCAAGAACTAAATAGACAGATTCCAATAATCGTTTTAGGTAATTCACATGGAATGTTTCTCCATCGCCGCAATCAACTAAAGCATTTGCAGAGGATCGGACAACCGCTTTAGCCTCATCAACCCCAAACTCACGAATAAACTGCTCTGGTTTCATGGGAAGTCACTCCAACTAATTCCGCGGAATGCATAGCCACAAGAAAGTGAGCAAATGCCATGGTCGCGACTATCAACAGCATCAACAAAGAGCTTGTTGCAATTAATACACAAGCAAAGTCGATCTAACTTTTCAGCCTTCTTTAATGGAAATACGATCATGTTCATACCCCCTCCTTGTAACGTCTAGTCATGGCTTCCTGCTTAAGCTGGTCTAGCATTTTCAGCTTTCTTAATTTCTCGTATAGGTTCGCTGCTGCTCTTGTTTCTTTGTTACGAATTCCGAGGTTGTACGCTCTACGCAGCTTCATCATTGAGGTGCAATCTACAAATTCGATCATGCTTTCAGCTCCCCTTTAACATTCAGGATGTCTTTTGCGTATTGAGTTGCCTTGTAATGATTTTTCCCAACACGTTCGAAATATTTCCATTCAACAAATTTTTGAAGAATGCTGTAGATGGTTCCTCGATTGAAATCAAACACTGATTCCTTCACGTCTTTGACACTGAAAGGCGCTGATGCATGACAGCCAAACACGAGTAAGCTAAGCTGGTCATCAAAGTTTAATTTCTTTGTTCTATTTAAAGTTTTCATGCAGCCATTCCTTCTTCTCGAATAGTCACAAAACGGCAGATATCTAAGCGGTCCATAACTCGAACTACGCCTTTCTTGCCATGGCGATTTTTAGCAACGATTAATTCGGTAACACCTGATGGCAGGTCGTCTTCACCAATGATTGGATTCGCTAGGATGATTTGGTCTGCATCCTGTTCAATCTGGCCTGATTCTTTTAGATCTGAGGCCTTAGGGCGCTTTCCTTTCTCAGACTCACGGTTAAGCTGTGCTAAAGCGATAACCGGACAATCAAACTCTTTAGCCAATGCTTTTAAATCACGGCTAATTGAACTCACTTCCTGGTAACGTTCTTTCTTGCTTGGGTCACGCACCAACTGAAGGTAATCAATTACGATGCACCCGAGTTTTTTGTACTTGCGCTTAGCTTTACGCGCCCAAGAATGTATTTCTGCAATTGTTGGCTTCTGCTTGTCTTCGATGTGGATTGGTAACGAACTGAATCGTTTTTGCGCCTCTGCAAATTGGGCTAACATCCCATCAAATAGCTCAGCGTTGTGAATGTTGTCATATGGGATTTGCGTTAAAGCTGAGATACAACGGTTTGTGAATGTCTCAACATCCATTTCCGCAGATACAAATAAAACAGGCTCTCGGTATTGCACAGTTGTTTGAATCACAAGCATTTGCGCTAAAGTCGATTTACCTGAACCCGGACGACCACCCACAATGCAGAAGTGTCCCTTTTGAATTAATCCAACCAGGTTGTCCAGGTGAGTTAAGTTAAACTTTACGCCTGTGTACTGCTTGTTAGCTTTAGCCTCAGCCTTTTGGATTAAACGATCTGTAGCACGATTCAAAGCCTCTTCAAATGTGAAGCTAGTCTTCTCAACATCATTCGAAGTTTTCTTCCCGTCCAGGATGCTTTCTGCTGCAATGTGAACGTCAGGGATTGTTAAGTCTTTAGCAATCTCAGCAATGCTTTGACCAATATGCTCAACTTCACGGTGTGCCTTGAACTTGTTTAGTTCTGCAACATAAGACTCCAGGTTGTAAAAGCTTGAAGGCGCTTCGCTGCTCATTTGAAGTAAGTATTCAGAACCACCCATCAAATGAATTACGTTTTTTTGTTTAAGCTGCTGCTCAACCATAACGAAGTCATAAGGTTTGTTTTCGTTTGCAAGGTCGGCAATCGCCTGGAAGATTTGTTTATGGCGTTCTGGAAAGAAGCACTCAACATCAAGATCGTTACTTACAACATCAAATGATTTGTCTACAGTCATCAATGCTGTAAGAACTGCTTGTTCCATAGGGATGTTATGAATATTCGACATTACCAATCCCCCATTTCTGTTTTGAGTTCAGAAGGATTGATTGCTTGAGTGTTGTTTTGTTCTGCTTGTTTGAAAAGTTTTTCAACAAGTTTGAAATCACGTTTTACCCACTTCACGAAATTTGAATACATCTGAGTAGTGGTTACTGCACCAGTGTGTATTTTGTTTTCGTAGTGTGGGTTGATTTCAAGTAGTAATTCTTCAACTTGAGCTTGATTGATTTTTGGTAAACCTGATCTTTGCATCCAAGAATTCAATTGTTGTAAATCTGGTTTCCAGATATTCAGAACTTCATCAACTGGATTTTCTTGTGTGCTCTCCTCTCTATAAATATTTTTATATAATTCTATTGTGTCTTTAGTTTCTAAAGTGCTGGCGCTTTCGTTAGTAAAGTGCTCGCGCTTTACTTTCTGTAGTGCTTTACTTTCTAAAGTGGTATTGCAGTTTTTAAAGTGCTCGACTAATGACACCTCATTAATTCTGTATTCATTACCCTTTCTTGAATCAGAACTAACAACAGTTACAACGCCTAAATCGGTTAATTCTTTTAGGCCTTTACGAACTGTAGTAGTGCTTAGTTTTTTAGAACCTTCAAGCTTGCCGCCCTGCAATTGAGAGTAACTTACAAAATCAGTAGTTTTGTCTTTAAAACCATTGATGCGGTCTTCCAGTTCAGCATACACATTACGTGCTGCATCACTAAGAAATGGACGCACATCACTACGATAAAGACGACTAGACATCACATAGCCCTTTTCGAACTTGTCTGTCATCTTGTCCCTACCTTTTGAAATTGGAATAATTTCAGCTTGCTTCAATGCACCCATCAAACACCTCTCAATACAAATGCAGCTAAATCAGCTTTCGCTTTAGCCAATGCCATAGAGTTTTCGAGAGTTCGATTAAGCACATAAGCCTCAACCGCTTTTTGAAACAAACTAATCTTCCGATTTAGTTCAATGTCTGCTAATATTTGATAGTTCATTTGGTCCTTCTCCGATTGAACACGAAGCCTGATTTACGAGATCAGGCTTTTTTTATTTGTCTAAATCCCCGTGAATCCCTTCCGATCCCTCACCAAAAATTACTTCGGTTGATAGATCCCGCATCAAAGCTCCTAATCCCAAGCGCTCAAATGATTTTGCTTGTAAATTAAGTACATGCCACTCACCTGCTATTTCTTTTTCAAGTAAGTAAGCAAGGTATTGAGCAAGGTCTTTACCCTTAATTTCTGCAAGTACTTTTGCACGTTCATGGTTTTCGGGAGATAAACGAACATGCGTAGATTTTTTTTCGAGGCTCATAAAACTTTCCTTATGCCGCTAAATGTTTTGGATTTGCTTTATCGAGTAACCATTCTTGAGTCACTTTCCCGTTACTGTGCTCAGCAAGAATCTGTGCGTAGTTGGTTTCACCTGTGTAATCAGTACGTGGCAAGACGCCTTTCTCTGCCATCTTTCTTACAGCAACGTAGGAGATACCAAGTAATGACGCTGCATTGGTTCGCCCACCAACAGCATCAATGGCTTGTTGAATAGGATTCATATATTAAACCTTATTTAAACCAGTTTCATATTTTTATTAAACCATGAGTTAAAATTAATTTCAACCTATGGTTGCTTCACAAACGTATTTTTTTAAACGAAAATTTAACCAAAGGTTACAAGTAATGATTGCAATGAGCACAATGGTTGAACGTATTCAGGGCGCCCTGAAAGCAAAGAAGTTATCTTGGTCTAAAGCCGCTACTTCAATTGGTCTATCTGCTCAAGCTCCAGCAAAGTGGAAAAAGGGACAGATTAGTAAAGAGACCTTAGATAAGCTTGCCGCATTACTTGAAGTGGATGCGGGTTGGCTTCTAAATGGGAAATCCCCTGCAAAGCTTGATAACTTCAATATGCAAGAGTTCATGAATAAGCATGGGCTTAATAAAAAAGAAGATGCATCATTTGATACAGACGACATCATGGATGTTGATGTTGTTGAGTATGAAGTGGCTAACGGTTATGTATGGATTGATGTCGTGGAAGCTAGTTTTTCATGTGGTACTGGGGAATCTATTGAATTCCATTTTGATGTAATTAATGGGAAATACCCTTTCCCTCCTTCATTCTTTCAACGCAAGATGGTTGATCCTAAATGCTTGAAGCTTATAAAAGCCAAAGGCGACAGCATGGAAGAGTATATTTATCATGATGATTTAGTGGGTATTGATATTTCCCAAACTGAAATCATTGATGGTGAAATCTATGCTGTTTACTTTGAAGGTGAAGGCATGATCAAGAAGATCTTCAAAGAAGAAGGAGGCACTTTGATCCTTCATAGCCTTAATGAGAAATATAGAGACCGGAAAGTTACTGAACAGAATGGACTTAACTTTAAGGTAATGGGTCGTCAAGTTTGGCGCGCGGGTTAAGAGAGGTAATTAAGTGAATAATTCAGAACTACCTATTAACAAGTTGATTTCTAAAATTAACGAAGCAGCTTCGAGAAAAGAACCTCTTGATCTTACAATAGAAGATGTTCAGATCTTATCAAAGAGCATTGGTGATAGCTTCTTTGTACCTGTTTTAACTAATGAACAAGTGGTTGAACTGTCAAAACAAGGGAAATTAGGAAGTCCAATAAAACCACATAAACCTGAATAAGGATTTTATTTGTAAAAGTTTATACCCGCCTAGTGCGGGTTTTATTTTGTTTATCAGAAATATTTAAACCAGTTTAAACCATATTAATAAAAATATTACCAAAGGTTTAAATTTACACTTGCTTTTGTTTTATACCTTTGGTTTAATAATTCTCACCAGATAACAAAAAAGTCCCAGACATTCGACCGACGGGACTTTTACTCAATGAGTGAGATAAGTATGAATCAAAGAATTGAAAAGTACAAGTTTAGCCAGGCTGCAATAGACAGCTTCAAAGGCTTCCTAGGTGGCTCAGTGCTATCTATGGTCATCGGTGTTTTTATCGTAGTCCCTTTCCTTCGTTCATGTGCCGACGAGCAATACGCCAATGAACTCAAAGCAAAGCAGAACATGTATGTGCGTGTGCAAGTGGAAGGAGCTAACTAATGACAAACAATAACGAATTCCTAAACATCACATCAAACAATGTTGGTGAAGTAAAGATTAATGGCAAAAGCTACTTCGGTACATCCGTAGTTGTTAATGGCACATCAGTAACCGTTGATGGCAATACAGTTAGCGGCCTTGAGCCAAATATCAAAGTCGAGGTTCTTGGTTCTTGTGAATCAGTGAACACAACTTCTGGTGATGTTCATATTAAAGAAGCTGCACAGCAAGTTAAGACTATGTCGGGCGATGTTACTTGTGGGAATGTATTTGGCAACGTCTCAACAATGAGTGGCGATGTTAAGTGTGGTGATATTTCTGGCTCAGTTTCAACAATGTCTGGCGACATTTTGAATAAAGGTTAAGGAGCCATCTCATGGATAACTACAAAATCAAAGTTAAAGATGAAGCTGAGAGCAAAGAGGCTCAGGAGTTGTTTTTTGAGCTTGGGTATGGATGGATTTCAGTTGGTAAAAATTACCTGCGTATTCAAAATGATATGACCCATATTACTGCATATGCTGAAGATTATACGCTGGCAATGGGTATGGGTAATGAAGCAGCTATGGAAATTACTTTATCTCAGTTAAAAACCATAGTTGTGATTAAGCGTAAAAGCCATTCAGATGCAACACATATTGATTCAGAGGATAGATTCTGGTTCATCCCTGACGCAGTTGGTAAGCATGGCTATTGGTGGACAGAAAGCAATTGGCATTGCTCTTTAATTACAAAATGCTTTCGTAATGAGTTAATCCCTATCAGTCGAATTCTAAGAATTGCTGAGCTTCTACGAGGTACTAACTCATGAATATGTTAGCCCTTAAACCCGAGTTGCTGTGCCCTTCTTTCCCTTACTTAGATATGTCTGCTGACATTCAAGTTGAAGGCGAAACGGTCTATTTCGATCTAACTTATGGCTGCAATGTTCTTAACTGCCAGATCAAAGCTGAAACGACTTATGACACTCGTGAAGTAACTGATCAGTTCAGTGGTTGTGCACGTGACCAAGAGTATGAAGTACTTGTAGTTGACACAAAAACTCATGCTGTTGTGACTGACAAAGACGGCATTGAGTCACCAATAGGTTTGCGTTTCAAGCTAACTGATTCGCAAGTAAGCAGCTTAAACGAGCAGCTTAAATACTACGCCGAAGAATTGGCAGATGAAGAAGCGGGAGTGGTGTGATGGAGTGGATTAGTGTTGAAGAGCGATTACCAGTTGAATGTTGCTACTGCTTAGTTTCAAGGAAACATTACACAGGTGGGGACTTATCCACTCACTACTCATTTTTTACACCTGATCGTGAAGTGGCAAAAAAAACTCATGGTTTGTACTCACGTAAAAATCAGGGGAAGCATTCCATCCACTTTTCAGCAAGTGAGTCTTGCTTTGTTATCACTCACTGGATGCCACTACCAGAACCACCAAAGAATTAGGAGAAGATTATGAATGCGCCAGTTTTGGTACATAACATGTCGAATGCAGCGTATCACGCTCATTCGGCTGTTAGTAGCTCACAGCTTAAAACCATTCTGCGTTCTCCTGCCCACTTCTTTGCTGAGCATATGAGTGATAAGGAACACAAGCAGACTCCTGCAATGGCACTTGGTACTGCGGTTCATGTTCTATTCCTTGAACCAGAAGTTTTTAACGATGAAGTTGCAATCGAACCAATCGTTAATAAGCGAACAAATGTAGGTAAAGAAGCAATAGCAAAGTTCTTACAGGACAATGCAAGCAAGACAATCATTACCGAAGAACAGTACCAGGCAGCTGCTAAAGCTGCGGAAGCAATGAAACGCCACCCTATGTACAACATGATTTTATCAGGTGGTATTCGTGAAGCTTCGATCTTTTTTGATGATGAAGAAACAGGTCTTGAATGTCGTATTCGCCCTGATTGGCATGTAGCACCTGAAACAAGTGAATATTTCCCTAACGGGTTAATTGTAGACATCAAAAAGACAACGGATGCGCGTGCGAATGCATTTTCAAGAAGTTGCCAAAACTATGACTACTCACTTTCAGCAGCTATGTATATCAATGGATACAAGGCTTATTACGGTGAAGATTACAACCCTTCTTTCCTATTTTTTGCAGTAGAAGAAGACGATCCGCATGAGTCAATCATCTATTACGCATCAGATGAAATGCTGTTTATTGGTGAGCAGAAACGCCGATCTGCAATGCTGACTCTACTTCAATGCAAAGAGTCAAATGAGTGGCAAGGCTACACAAAACAGATTCAACCAATTGATTTGCCTTTATGGGCTAAGAAAGAATTTCTAGGAGAATAACAATGAATATGCTTGCAACATTAAATCAAGGCATTGTTCCTCAAGCTGAAACAGCAGCAAATGTACTTGCAGCACAAGCAAAGGCTCAAGTTGAAGCACGTTATATGATGGCTATGCATCGTCCTAGAAATTGGGATGCTGTGCGTCAAGACCTTTTAAAGGAATGCCGTCGTCCATCATTTGCAGATAATACGTCCACCTATTACAAAAAACCTGTTGGTGGCGGTTCTTCCGTAACTGGCTTAGGTATCCGCTTTGTTGAAGTAGCAATTCGCTGCATGACAAACATCCTTACCGAAACAACCATGATCTTTGAAGATGATCACAAAGAGATCCATCGTGTTTCTGTGACTGATCTAGAGTCGAATACTACCTACCCTCAAGACATCAAGATCAATAAGACAGTTGAGCGTAAATCTAGTGCAGGTCGTGAAGTTGTTAGTGAACGTTTGAATAGCACTGGTCAAAAAGTATTTGTGGTAGTTGCTACAGAAGACGAAATGCTTAACAAGCGCAATGCTGCAATTTCTAAGGCAATTCGTAATGCTGGACTTCGCATCATTCCGGGTGATTTACAGGATGAAGCTGAGCATTTAATTCTACAAACACGTCAAAGCGGAATCAAAGAAGATCCTGAAAAATACCGAAAACAGATTGTTGACTCATTTAGCAATATTGGAGTTAAGGCGCAAAATCTTGTTGATTATATCGGATGCCCTCTTGATCAATGCTCCCCTGCTCAAATTGATGATCTTCGTGCTGTATTTGGTGCAATCAAAAATGGTGAAACCACATGGCAAACCGTTATGGCTGAGAAAAACGAGCAAGAGTTATCAGAAGGCAAAAAAGCACCTTCAAATGACATCAATGCAGTAAATCAAGCAATACAGCAACAGGGGTAATAATGGCATTGGGCAATTATGTTTGCGCCCACTGTTCTAAAGAGTTTCAGCGGGAGCGCGGGGAAGCTAACCGAACCCTAAAGATTAAAGGTTATCTCTTCTGTTCAAGAGCATGTGTAGGAATCCATAAAAGACTATACAAAACCAGTGAACAGAAGAAGAAAGAAAAGGCTGATTACGACAGGCAGTACCGGGAAAAGAATCAAGAGGCACTTAAGGTAAAGAAGGCTGATTATTTCAAACGTACATACAACCCTGAGCAGGCAGCAATAGAACGTAAGAAAAACATGCACAAGCATGTCGAGTATTGCAAACAGCCAAGATACAAGGCTTACAAGCAAAAGTATGACCAATGCTATAGAGCCAAAAAATATTACGGTGAATTTTGGGAATGCGCTTTAGTCCTAAATCGCTTGGAAATTGAAGTTAGAAGCCGAGCAGATTTTACAGAACGAGCAAGCCTAAAAGGAACATTAAATAAAGCACAGAATAGGAAACGAGAATATGAGCAATCAATTAAATGCACATCAACTTAAAGAAGCACTTTGGGACTCATTAAAGGCTGTACAAACAGGTCAGATGCAACCTGCTCAAGCTGACTCAGTTGCAGGTCTTGGGCGTGAAATCCTACGCACAGTAAAGGTTCAGCTTCAAGTGGCAAATCAATCTAAACGCTCAGTACCTTTAGATGTTCTAGATTTTGCTGAAAATTCTAAGAAGTGAGGACAGCAGCATGACAGATTTGAATAAGGAAAGAGAGGCTTTTCTGAATACCTTCCAATATTACAAAGGAAGAAGAGACATTATTTTTAGTCATGAGCATGAACTGTTTATGACTAGATCAAACAATCCTTCTGAAATTGCTCAGAAAGAAATAAGCAACATGAATAGCCGTTGGGATGCTTGGCTTAGAAGTGCAAAGCATCATGATGCAGAGCTTAAAAAAGCCAAAGCTCAGGTGTTGCCAGAGGGTTATGTTCTTTTACCAAGAGTACCAACTGAAAAGATGTTCCAAGCTTATGAGCGTTATTCAGTCGCGCCGATGTCAACACTGAGCAAAACTGGATACAGGGCAATGGTTGAAGCAGCAGGTGATCAAAATGAAAGCTCTTAAAATTACTTGGCTTGATGCTTGCTCTAATTGTGGTTTTGGCGACTATGCAGAAATAACAACTGAACGTGGCATTGGGTGCTACTTGTGGAATGGGGACAAGGTTCAGTGTCCTAATTGCAATCACAAGGGTGAAATAGAATGTGATTCAGGGTTTGCCTTTGTCAATTGGTATGAAGTTGAAGAAGCAAGCGAATCGGGAGCTGAGGGATGAGTGAATTTAAAAACATGAAAATTGCTATTACTGAAGATCAGCCCTTAAAACTTGTTTGTGATTTGCTGATTGAAATTGGTTATAGCCCAATTAATAAATATTCAATTGAGAATTACCATAAGTTTGTCACCACAAATATCAAGGGCCATATAACAGGTTGGAATTTAAATTTGCTTTCAGATACGGATTTTAAACCAACCTCATTAAGTGATTTGATCAAGTTGCGTAATAAAGTTAAAGCGGAAAGTAAGGAGGGGTGAAATGTTATTGACTACTGATGAAGTTGAACTAATCAAAACATGTGATGAAAGCCCTGAACAATATATTGCAGTTTTTCAAGGTCAACAGATTGGATATCTCCGCTTAAGACATGGTGAATTTAGAGTTGATTATCCTGACTGTGGTGATGAGACAATTTACTATTCACAAGAAATGCTTGGTGATGGGAAGTTTGAAGATAGTGAACGTGAGCACTTCTTATTGAAAGCTAAAGAGGCAATCGTTAAGAAGTTCAATGGTGCGGAGGTGTGAGATGACAGCAATTGCAAATATAGGTAGTAACTTTGTAGTAGCGTTACCACCTTCAGATATTTGGCTAAATGATTCTCAAGCTGCTGAGTTCTTGGGATATCGAGACGTACACTTTAAAGCAGCAGTTTGCTGCCTACCAACCTTCCCTAAGCCGCGCTATGTTATTAAGTGCGGTCAAGGAAGACGATGGAACTTGGCAGAGTTGTCAAACTGGTTGAATGAACAATCAGATGATGAGCCAAAGAAAGGAAGACCACGCAAACGGGGCTAATCTAGCCTCGTTGCAATTTCACTTGCAGTAGCATTGTAATAGACCATCAAGCTTCTTAAGTCTTTATGCCCAATCATACGGGCCAAGTCTAAAACTTCTAATTTCCTTGCAAGGCGTGTACAAGCCTCATGGCGTGTATCATGGAAATGCAAATCAGTGATTTGACATCTATCTCTTAATTTACGCCAAAGCGTATCAAAGCTTTGGGAATTACAAGTAAAGACCTGCTTTTTATCAAGACCTTTTAATAAAGTAAGCAACTCAACTGCACGCTTAGATAGTGGTACATTTCGTTTAGTACCATTCTTTGTTTCAGTTAAAACTAAATATCTATCTTTTAAATAAACACGATCCCAAGTCAACCCAACAATCTCACCAGCACGCATTGCTGTTTCAATTGCAAAGAGAAAGGCAATTATAATTTGCTGAGTTGAATTTACTGGTACATTGTTATCCCAATTTGCTGCAAGACATAATCTATCAATCTCATCCTGAGCAATTCGTCTATCTCGGTGCTTTGATGGTGGTGGTAAAGTCAAGTCGGCCATTGGAGACTCTTTAATCCACTTCCATTCTTTCCGGGCAACAGTAAATAAAGAAGCTAAAATATTTGCTTCACGCCGGACAGTAGCACCCTGCACTTCTTTTAATCGGGAGTCGCGCCATTGCACTAAATCGTCAGTTGTGACTTTGGCTAATTGTTTTTGGCATAGCTTTTTATACTCACGCTTGAAGAAAGCCATTCGCTTGACTTCATTCTCATGAGTTTTCTTTTTAATACTCACTTCACTTAAGTAGCGTTCAATAGCTTCTAGAAAAGAGTGATCTGGTAATTTGCCATGCGATTGTTCGCGTAACTGAGTCTCGCGTTTAGATGCCCAAGCCCTAGCTTGAGCTTTTGTATCAAAGGTTGAACTTTCGCGAATTCCGTTTACACTTATCTCGGCTCGCCATGTATTGTTGCGTTGTCTAAATGAAGCCAT